TTAATAATGAATTTATAAAAGACGCTGAGAATTTTATTGAAAAAAATCCTGATCACCCAAACGTTACAAAAATACTTAAAAAAGCTAAAGAATTAAAAATAACATTAAGGCCGAATGTTCCATTAGGAACTTTTAAAAATGCATCAGGTAATTCAGTAAGATATGTGGGGTATACACAAAATATAAACAAACCTATCGAAAAAATTAAAACAGTCATAGATGAATTTATGCCAAAATCTTTATTAAAAGAATGGAAACCAGTGGCTAAAAAGACAGTTAAAAATGTAGCGGGTAAATTTCTTTATCCAGCGATGGTAGTTAATCAAATGGCGTTTGGAGATAAATATAAAACTTGGGATGGCCCCGGTATTTTATCTGATTTTCCTTTAACACCAGGAGAAGATGTTAAACAAACAAATGAGTTGTTGGGAATGATTGGAGATAAATTAAACATGGCTGAAGGTGGTTCCGTTGAACCACGAATCCCGTACCGTGATGGAACAAGCGTAGCTCCTAATCCACCTGAAGAAAAAAGCTGGGAAGATACTACAGCTGAGTGGGATAAAACATTAAGTGCTGGAGGATTTAATAACGACAAACCTATGTATCAAAAATTTGGTGACATGGTGGATGCTGAAAGTTTAGCTTTGTATTATCCTGCCTTACTTAATGAAGCAGGTCTTAACGTTGCAGATTTTGCAACACGTTTACCTAAGGTAGCTAAATATCTTTTTGAAGATGTACTGACTACACCTGTAGGAACAGGTATTGATAGTCTTGATGTAGATAATTCTGGAATCCATAAAGCCTGGACTGAAATTACTAGACCCTATGAATGGTCTAAAAAAGTTCCTTATGGTTATGGAGAAGATGGTATCGTAACCTTAGATGATCTGATTACTAATAGAGAAGCTAAAATGAAAGCAGCGGGTAAATCGGATTGGCCAGTGATAGCAGGTAAGAATATACAACTCGGTGCTGAGTTGGTGGCTCCTATTTTCCCAGGATTAAAAGCAGCAACGTCTGTTGCTAAAAGTTTAAAAAATTCAGGCACACAACTCTTGGATAGAATTATGTCTCAAAAAGGAATGAATACTAATGTCATTGATGAAGCTTTAACAGCCAAAGGAATGAGTCGAAGAGATTTTAATAAAATAGTAGCTGTAGGTGGTTTAGCAGCTGCTTTAAAAGCAGCAGGATTAAGTGATATGTTTAAAGTGGCTCCTATTAAACCTACGACAGCAGGAATTAAAATTTTAAGAGAATCATCAACGAAGATGCCTGCATGGTTTCCTCAGTTTGTAGATAAAATTTCTGCTAAAATGATTTATGAAGGTGATGGTATTTCAAAATATGTAGGAACAGCAGATGAGCTACCAGGTGTAGAGGTTACTAAAAACGGAGAGAACTGGACGGTTGCTGGAAAAAATGAATACGGACAAGATTTTGAATTACACTATGAAGCTCCTGGATATATTGATGCCGGTGCTGAAGGTGGAAGTCCTGTTTTTTATAAAGGAGACTTTACCGCTAACGACACGGTTCCTTACCAAGTTGGTCCCGAAGATGTAGATTATGATCCTAGCTTATTAACAGAGGTTGACGAAGTTTTAGGTGGCACAAGACAATTAGAAGAATTTGCTACAGGTAAAGAAGTAAAAACCCCTACGGTGGGTGAGAATAGAGTAACTCAAGCTGAGATGAAGGCTGAATATGATTATGATATGTGGAGAGAACAACAAGCAGATGACTTTATTGACGAATAAGATACAAAGACCTAAACCAGGAAAAGTGGTTAAACTCACAACAACTATTCCTCCTTTAAAAGGACCTGTTCCACAAGGATTGCCTTATGGAAAAGAAAATGATATAAAAATGAGTGGATTAAAAAATGGCAGAACAAGACGATAAAAAATTTTCGCCTATTGAAAAGGCATTACCTAATATTCAAAACTTAGATTTGGATAAAGAAGATGTTGCGGTTGAAGAAGAAATCGTTGTCGAAGGACAAGAACAACCCGATGGTGAAACTCAAATTACAGAAACCGCTGATGGCGGTGTAGAAGTTAACTTTGATCCTAATCAAGTTAACCCACAAAATCCTGAAGACCCCAATGCTAATCTAGCAGAATCTTTACCTGAAAATGTTTTAGGACCTTTAGGTTCAATGTTATTTGAAAAACAGAATGATTATAAAATGTCTCGTAAGGATTGGGAAGAAACTTACATTAAAGGATTAGATTTATTAGGATTCAAATATCAAAATAGAACACAACCATTCCAAGGTTCCTCAGGTGCGACGCACCCGGTTCTTGCAGAAGCGGTTACACAGTTTCAAGCATTAGCTTATAAAGAATTATTACCAGCAGATGGTCCTGTTAGAACTCAAGTGATGGGAGTTCCAACACCTCAAAAAGATCAACAATCAAAACGTGTTAAAAACTACATGAATTATATGTTGATGAATAAAATGAAAGGTTATGATGAAGACTTTGATCAGATGCTTTTCTATTTACCATTAGCCGGTTCAACTTTTAAAAAAGTTTACTATGATGCAATTAAAGGAGAAGCTGTTTCAAAATTTGTTCCAGCCGATGATCTTTTAGTTCCCTATTCAGCAACCAGCTTAGAAGATGCAGATTGTATTATCCATGTTATTAAGATGTCTGCTAATGAAATTAAAAAACAACAAGTCGCTGGTTTCTATAAAGATGTAGAACTAGGCGCACCGTATTACTTTAATGATCCTCTAACTGAAAAAGAGAGAGACATTGAAGGAATGAAAAAATCTAAACCCGATGATATTTACACTCTGTATGAGTGCCACACGAATTTGGACCTGGAAGGCTTCGAAGACACTAATCCACAAACTGGAGAACCGACAGGGATCAAACTACCCTACATCGTTACCATCGATGCAGGAAGCCGTACAGTTCTTTCAATACGAAGGAACTTTGCGCCCAACGATCCTACTAAAAGTAAAATCAAATATTTTGTCCATTTCAAATTTCTGCCTGGACTAGGATTTTACGGACTAGGATTAATACACATGATTGGCGGATTGAGTCGTACTGCAACAGTCGCTCTCCGCCAATTATTAGATGCTGGTACACTATCAAATTTACCAGCCGGATTTAAAATGAGAGGTATCAGAATAAGAGATGATGCCGCTCCACTTCAACCGGGAGAATGGAGAGACGTAGATGCTCCTGGTGGAAACTTAAAAGATTCATTTATGAATTTGCCGTACAAAGAACCTTCTCCAGTTCTGTTTCAATTAATGGGAACAGTTGTAGCGGCAGGACAACGATTTGCATCTATCGCCGACATGCAAGTAGGCGATGGAAATCAAGGAGCTGCTGTAGGAACTACAGTTGCTTTATTAGAACGTGGCTCAAGAGTAATGAGTGCAATCCATAAAAGATTGTACGCATCTTTAAAAGAAGAGTTCGCGTTGCTTGCAAAAATATTTGGTCAGTATCTACCACCTGAATATCCTTACGATGTTGTGGGTGCGCAGAGAACGATCAAAGCAGCAGATTTTGACGATAGGGTTGATATTCTTCCCATTGCGGATCCTAATATATTTAGTCAGACGCAACGAATAAGTATGGCTCAAACTGAATTACAGTTAGCTATGTCAAACCCACAAATGCATAACTTATACGAAGCATATCGTACCATGTATTCGGCACTGGGAGTGAAAGACATCGATAGAGTCTTACCACCTCCTCCGCCACCGCAACCAAAAGATCCAGCAATAGAGCATATTGATGCTTTAGCGCAAAAACCTTTTCAAGCGTTTATGGGCCAAGATCATAGAGCACACGTAAGTGCGCACTTACATTTTATGGCCTTGAATATGGTACGTAATAATCCTACCGTCATGGCTGCTGTAGAAAAAAATATTTTAGAACACATTAGTTTAATGGCTACTGAACAAGTTCAAATGGAATTTAGAGAAGAGCTACAACAGATTCAACAATTACAAATGATGTCTAAACAAAATCCACAAATGGCTCAACAGCTTCAGCCTCAGATTGTTCAAATCACTCAACAGATTGAAGCACGTAAAGCTATTTTAATTGCTGAGTTTATGGAAGAATTTATGAAGGAAGAAAAAACTATTACTTCTCAATTCGACCATGACCCATTATTAAAACTTAAGTCTAGAGAAGTTGATTTAAAAGCAATGGATACTCAAAGAAAAGAAGAAGAAATGATTCAGCGTAAAAACCTTGAAAATGCTAAATTAGTATCTAGAGAAGGTATTGAAGGAGATAAACTAGATCAAAACGAAGATTTAGCGCATTTAAGAGCAGATACAGCTTTGACGAAACAAACAATGTCTGATAGTGTTAAGATGGACATTGCCAATATGAAACGTAAAGACGTTAAAACATTAAAAGGTCCAAAATCATAGGAGGAAACATGGCAAAAGACAAAGAACCTTTCTACAGAGGAATAGATCAAAAACAGTTCTTGAATAAGGACGGCTACCTTAAAGGTGGTGTTGAGATTCAAATTCCTGAAGAGATCCCAACAGTTAATAAAGTTGGTGGTCAACGTAGAATGTTAGCTGATAAAAAGTCAAAAGTTAAGTGGTACTAGTATGGCTTGGTTTGGCTTAGCAAAAATCGCGCTACAAGCGGGTGGTAAAATATATGCTAACCGTCAAAAAACAAAAATGGCTATGTCTGATGCACAGCTAATGCATGCAGAGCGTATGGCCAGAGGTGAGGAAACTTACCAAGGTAAACTTTTAGAATCGCGGGATAACGACTACAAGGACGAAATCGTACTTGCGATTTTGACACTCCCCATCGTGGTGCTCGCTTGGTCGGTCTGGACAGAGGATCCGGCGGCTATGCAGAAGATAGATGTATTCTTTGAATACTTTTCAAATCTGCCAAAATGGTTTACAAATTTATGGATTTTAGTCGTAGCGAGTGTTTTTGGAATAAAAGGAACGCAGATATTCCGAAATGGCGGCTCTAAAAAGTAATTGCGTTCAATTTAATAATACGATAGGAGTTAAATATGAGAAACGATTTTGGAAATAGACCTTATAAGCCTAGATTCCCATATTCTAGCACAGAAAAAAAACAAGGCTACAACGATAGACTTGATGAATCTTTAGGTGCAAGAGATGGAGCTGAGTCTACTAAGTCTCAATCTTTAAAAGATAGAAGAGATGAGTCTAAAGGTGCTGAAAAAGCAGCAGGCAACAGAGCTTATTCTGCTGTCTCTACAATGGACAAATAGGAGGAAACATGGCAAACACAGGAAGAATGAATCTACTTGAAGAAGTAGGTCGTATAGATGCCGAAAAATCTAATCGTAATCGTAGAGCTGAAAAGAAAAGAGTGGTTGGAGAACTAAACAAAGGCTACAAAAAAGGTGGTCGTGTTGGTTACAAACATGGTGGTTCAGCTGGTGCAGTTATGACTGGAAAAAAAGTTGGCGTCCAAATAGTATAATGGGTTATCAAGATAAGAGAGCTATGGCTATGCCGAAATTCTTTTCGGCTAACAAAGATGGTTATCCTAGCGGCGGTATACCTATAACAAGAACTGGTTTTAAAGAAGGTACTAAAAAAAATTGGATTCAGAAAGTTAATAAATCCATTAAAGCTAGAGGTACTAAAGGAAAATGTACACCTATTACAAAGCCAGGATGTACAGGTAGAGCTAAAGCTTTAGCTAAAACATTTAAAAAAATGGCTGCTAAGAGAAAGGCATAATGCCAGGAATAGAAATTAAAGGAAGAAGTAAAAGAGCAAACTACCGACATGGTGGAAGTACACAACTTCAAGAACACTCTAAAAAACATTCAAAAAAACATATGGCAGTAATGAAAGCTGATATGTCTAAAGGTAAAAGTTTTAAAGAAGCTCATTCTAGTGCCATGTCAAGAGTTGGAGCTAGAGATGGTTTGTGGGCTAACATACATGCTAAAAGAAAAAGAATAGCATCAGGTAGCGGAGAGAAAATGAGATCACCAGGATCAGCTGGTGCGCCAACGGCTAAGGCTTTAAAAAATAGCCAAACATAATGAATGAAATTGAGAAGTTAAAATTACATATTAGAAATAGATTAAACGAGTTAACCATTGCTATTACTTCAGGGGTTGACAACATGGAATCGTATAAGTATATAATAGGACAGATAAAAACTTACGAATCAATCTTACAGGAGATATCCAACCTGCTAGACAAAAAGGAGCAATATGAAAAACACACAGGAACAGTCATCGACATCAACAGTCCCAAAACATAAACCAGCATTAGAAGAAAAATACAAAGAAGAAGCAAATAAACTACCAGTACCTACTGGTTGGAGACTTTTAGTATTACCATTTAAAGGTAAGAAAAAAACTAAAGGAGGAATTCTATATTCTGATGAGCAAATTGAAAGACAACAACTAGCAACTGTAACAGGTTGTGTATTAGCTGTAGGTCCTCAAGCTTACAAGGATAAGGAAAGATATCCCGAAGGTCCGTGGTGCAAGAAAGGCGATTGGGTTATATTCGCCCGTTATGCAGGATCTCGGTTTAAAATAGAAGGTGGAGAAGTACGCTTACTAAACGATGATGAAATCATCGCAACAATCAAAGACCCGGAGGACATCGTCCACGAGTTTTAACATAGAATAGGAGAACTATGCCAGAAGAAGAAAAAAAAGTAGAAGAAGTCAAGTCAGTTCCTCTTGATACAACAGGACCAGGAGTTGAAGTAGATTTACCGGATGAAACCGTTAAAGAAGCTGAAGCTGCACCTGAAACGGAACAAAAGGAAGAAGCAGTAAAAGTAGAAGAAGTAAAAGAAGAACCTAAAACAGAAGAACCAGTAAAGACGGAAACAGAAGCCAAGAAAGATGATTCAAAATTAGAAGAGTATAGTGAAGGAGTTCAAAAAAGAATTGCTAAGCTAACTCGAAAAATGAGAGAAGCTGAACGTAGAGAAAAAGCTGCATTAGATTATGCACAAGGTGCTAAATTAGAAATGGCTCAAGTTAAAGAGCAGTTTCAAAGTACTGAAGAAAAATACGATAAAGCGTTCTCAGAAAAAGTTACAGAACAATTAAAATCAGCACAAACTGATTTAGCGGTAGCCATTGAAAGTGGTGATGCTCAAAAACAAGTAGAAGCAAATAAAAAAATTGCTGCCTTGTCTATTGAAGAAGCTAGATTAAGCGCTGCTGAAAAGTATCGTTCTGAGAAAAAACCTAAAGTTCCTCAGGAAGAGGATCACTTAAGATATAGGGAAACACCAGGAGAGCTTCCAAGGCAACAAGCTGCTAAAGGAACACCTGATCCACAAGCTGAAGATTGGGCTGCTGAAAATGCATGGTTCGGAAAAGATAGAGCTATGACGTTTACAGCGTTTGAGATTCATAAGGATTTGGTTGAAAAAGAAGGTTTTGATCCTAAATCTAAAGAATATTATGTGGAAATAGATAAAAGAATACGTGTTGACTTTCCTCATAAATTTGATAAGAGTGTAAATACGAATACGACCAAGCCCGCTCAGACGGTTGCTTCCGCAGGGTCATCAGCTCAAAGAAGTATAAAACCTGGTCGCAGAACTGTGAAACTCACGTCATCACAGGTAGCAATAGCTAAAAAATTAAACGTGCCACTCGAAGATTATGCGAAACAATTACACATGAAGGAGGTATAAGCATATGAAAAAACAAGACAACAAAACCCCTCGTGCTCATCAAGTTAGGTCGGAATCTGAAAGACCAAAAGCTTGGGTGAATTCATCTCACTTAGATGCACCTGAATGTCCTGCCGGATATAGACAAAGATGGATACGTTATGAAACGATGGGCCAAGATGATACGAAAAACATCACGGCCAAACTTAGACAGGGATGGGAACTCGTAAGAGCTGATCAATATCCTGACGCTAATTATCCAACTTCAAACGAAGGCAAGTACAAAGGCTACATCGCAGTAGGTGGTCTAGTGTTGGCTAGAATACCAGAAGAGATCGCAAAGCAACGTGACGCACACTTTAGTAAGTTAACCAAAGATCGTAACGAAGCAGTCGAAAACGAACCTCTGAAGGATCAACATCCAAGTATGCCGATGACAAGTCAAAGGCGTACTACGTATAGTTTCGGTGGTGCAAAGAAGAACGATTAATTTTTTAATTATTTTTCTAAGGTCAATCCTCACTACTGATTTTTTTTAACCCGTTCATGGATAATACTATGGACACTTGAAAAGGTAATATATAACAATGGCAAATCGACAAACACAAGGTAATGGATTAACGCCAGTAATGACGCTTGGAAACACTCCAGCGACATCTGGTCAATCTAAATACCATATCGAAAACGGTGCCGCGTTCAATATCTACCAAGGCGAACCAGTTATTTTGGACCAAACAGCAGTAGTAGGTGCTGGTGGTTTCTTAACTAACGGTTGCGCTTCGACAAACAATAAGTTCTTAGGCGTATTCAATGGTTGTTTTTACAATGCATCGACTACAAGTAAGCCTACATGGAACAATGCGTATCTAAACGCTGTCGGAGTGGTAGCAGGCGAACTAATCACTGCATTCGTTAATGACAACCCTTTCCAAGAATACCAAATCGCTCTAACAGCAGCAATTGCTGGCGCACCAACTGAAAATAACATACAAGCTATTTTCGGTGGTACAGCTGACACTTCTGCTTCAGGCACTTCTGTAGGAGGTAGATCTAACATTTCGTTAACTACTCCAGCAGCAGGTGGAAACTTCGGTTGGCTAGCTCTAAGAAGAGCTGAAGACGTAGACAACAGCGATTTCGCAAATACGTTTGCAAATATTATAGTTGTACAAAACTTGAAATATTCACAAACGATTGCGGGAATATAGGAGCATAAAACATGGCAATATCACGAGCACAGCTAGTTAAAGAACTAGAACCAGGTTTGAATGCACTATTCGGCTTGGAATACAAACGATACGAAAACGAAGCAGGTCAGATATTCGATTCAGAATCATCTGACAGAGCTTTTGAAGAAGAAGTAATGTTAAGTGGTTTCGGTACTGCTGATACTAAACCTGAAGGTCAAGGCGTAAGCTACGACGACGCTCAGGAAACGTACACAGCTAGATACACAATGGAAACAATAGCATTAGCCTTCGCTTTAACAGAAGAAGCTATCGAAGATAACCTCTACGACAGAATCTCTTCTCGTTATACAAAAGCGCTAGCTCGTTCAATGGCAACATCAAAACAAGTTAAAGGTGCAAACGTTTTAAACAATGCAACTTCTGGCTCACACTTAGGTGGAGACGGGGTTTCATTAATTTCTAACGCTCACCCTACACTTAATGGTAACCAGTCTAACAGACCGGTTAACTATGCTGACCTTTCTGAAACATCTCTAGAACAAGCGTTAATTGATATCGCTGGTTACCAGGATGAAAGAGGATTAAAAATTGCAGCTCAAGGAATGAAAATGATCATCCCTAAAGAATTGCAATTTACTGCTGAGAGAATTATGAAATCTCAAGGTAGAGTAGGTACAGCTGATAATGATATCAATGCGATCAAAAACATGGGTATGGTTCCACAAGGTTACAATGTGAACCACTACTTAACTGACGTTGATGCTTGGTTCATTAAAACAGATGTTCCAAATGGAATGAAGCACTTCACAAGAGCTCCATTAAAAACAGCTATGGAAGGCGACTTCGATACTGGCAATGTGAGATACAAAGCAAGAGAAAGATACAGCTTCGGCTGGTCTGACTGGCGTGGTGTCTACGGCAATATGGGTGCTTAATAAGTACTTTAATGAGGCGGAACACAATTCCGCCTCATTTCAAATATAAAGTAAGAAATACAATATGAAAAACTTCCGAGTACAAATCCGTTATCATGGCTACTATGCTAATTTTACAGTAATAGCTGAAGATAGCGTTGAATCTATTGAACAATCTATCCTTGACAAACTAGGTAAAAATGAGGTAAAGTTTGATACTGATGGATTTACCAATAAAAAAGGTAAATGGATAACTTATGAGGAAGTTAAACATGACACAGGACCTATACAAACAAAAGAAGTCCTTGGAGTTAGATTGGGAACAAGAGTATAACGAATCAGGTAAATATACTCTTAACATGGTAAAGATCGATGACAAAATTAGAGAGATTGTCACTGAGATCAAATTAGAAGAAGCTAAAATTGCTCACCGTGTTAACCAAATTGAAGACGCAGCGCCTTCAATAAACATAGCTAGCTAAGGCTTACAAAAACCACACAAAAACTACAGGATCACTTGCGCGT